AAATTGCAGAGTCAAAGGAAGTAGAAATGGATTTAACTGCCGAACAACTTGCTGAATTGGGAAAGCAATTTTCAAAAAGAGCCAAGACCAAACCCATTGGGAAGGGAGCAGCGAAAGTATCCGTTATCAAAGACTTGTTTAAAAACTTGGCCAAAGAAAAAGTTTCGGGCATATTTGGCAGAATCACTGGCCCATTTAATGCTGTTATGGATAAGGTTAAAGAGTTTCGAGATGCTGTGCATGAAAAGGAAGTCGAAGCAGCAGAGGAATATGCTAAGCAGAAACAGAAAGAGGTAAAAGAACTTGAAGACGAACTAAAGGATACTACCAAGTCTGAGGACGAAATAGAGAAAATTCAGAAAGAACTGGATGACGCAAGACAAGAAGCAAAATCTGCAAGTGATGATTTGTTTAAGATGGTTGGAGATGATTTAGAAGATTATTTAGATGAAAAGAAAAAAGAGTCTAAAGATCTTAGCGACGAATTTAAACAAGCGAAGAAGTTAATAACTCAGAAAGAGAACATGCTGGAATCTCTTTCAAATCTATCCGATAAAGAACGGAAAGCACTTGAAAAAGAAGTTGATGATCTAAAGAAAGAAGCAGACGAAATTGCTAAAGAAATGGCATCACTTGATAGCATTTCATCGACGGGTAAAGAACTAACTGAAGAAAAAATAACAGTCAGCAAAGTATCGCCATCTACAAACCCGACATCTGTATTACCACCATCGCCTCCGGAATCCACCAAAACAAACGGCGATCCTGTAAATAAAATAGTAAAGGCGACGGTTGACGGGTTTAAATTAACAAACAAAAATTTAATTCAATTGCGAGATATATGGGGAGATGAAACTGCCAAAGACGACCTTTCAAAAATTGATCCGAAGATGGTTCAATATGTCACGGAGAACACTAAGCAATTCTTGCCTGAGATTATCCAGGGCATGGAAGAAGGAATCCGACATGAAATGGAAGAGATTAGAAAGACTGATCCATCTTCCACAAAAGAATTAGAGAAGATTTTTCAAGAGATTGTTAAAACAAATGAAATTTCTTCGACAGAAACTAAGCTAATTGAGAAGCAAACAAGTTTAGCCGAGCAGGCGGCCGATGATACAAAGATGGTCAGACAAGACCAAAAACAGGCAGAATCTCTCCAAAGAATGAAGTTGAAAGAGGATTCGAACGAGTCTTTGACAAAAACAAGTCATCCTTCTACCAATGCTAAAGCAGTGACACCAGCGACACCAGTGACGCCGACTTCGGGATCGGGCGAAGGAAAGACAGGGATTCTTAAAACTCTTGCTGAGCAAGCGATGGGAAGATTTATGCCAGCAAAAACTATTCTTTCCAAAGGTGGCGGTCTACTTAAGAATGCCGGCGGCGCTATTCTTTCCAAAGGTGGTGGTCTACTTAAGAATGCCGGTGGCGCAATTCTTTCTGGGGGTGGTGGCCTGTTAAAGGGAATTTTGCCGAGCATTGCTGGCGAAGCAGGCGGGCTCGGAGGTCTAGCCACTGGAGCAATGAAATTAGCTGGACCAGCAGCACTTGCTCTTGGAATTGGAAAAGGACTATTTGATTATTCGAACGAATCAGAAGATGAAACAAAAGCAAGAGGTGGCGATGTGTTATCTGCTTTTGGAAGAATTGGTGACTCTGTTACTGGTGGATTAGCAACCGATGCTGGAGAAAAATTAGCAGGCACATCTGCTGGAGATTTCATTGGGAAATCAATAACTAAGGTTAAATCGTTCTTCGGAGATCAAGATGCAACCGATCTCCTAGCAAGTCAAGAAAAATTGGCTCAAGCGAATACTCCGGAAGGAAAAGCTGCCGCCTTGGCTGCGTTTAAAGCCAATAAAGCAAAATCAATAACACCAGATGCTAATACCATTGTGCCATCTTCTGATACAACTTCTCCACGAACACAAGCATTGGCTTCTGTGACAACCGAAAATCAAACTTTAAAAGAAGCCAATGCGTCGAAGCCAATAATCGTGAATGCTCCAACAACAAATAATGTCGCAAAAGGAAAATCGGCTGAAACTCAATCATTAAGTGTCGTTGGAGTGAGAAATCAAGAAGGAACACTCAGAAGAATGTTAGATCTTCAATATGCGATCTAGATTTGGAAATTTCACCAAAATAGAACAAACGTATAAATACTTAAATATAACCGATTCAAAAACTTAAATCTAAAGGAAATAACATGGGCAGTTTTTCATTATCGCCAGTAGTCGAAATCAAAGAGAGCGTATTATCACAGGTCGTGCCAGCAGTTTCAACATCAATCGGAGCATTTGCGGGTGATTTTGCCTGGGGCCCAGTTGATGAATGGAACATCGTCGATTCTGAAAATACATTAGTAAACCGTTTTGGCAAACCAACCGAAACTACTGCAATTGATTGGATGATCGCCGCAAGCTTCTTGGCTTATGCGACTAATCTTAAACTTGTTCGTGTAATTGGCACTGGTTCATATAATGCCGGATATCCAAGTGGCACGTATACGGTTAAGAATGAAACTCAATATGAAATGTCTCCGCCACTTACTGCTAACTATGTAGCAAAATATCCAGGAGCTCTTGGTAATTCGTTAAAAGTTTCAATGGCAGACAGTTCAAATTTCAATACTTGGCCATATCGTTCGGAGTTCGGTACTGCGACAACCATTGGAATTGTTGGAACAACCACAAGTGGTAGCACGTCGGTTACTGCCATTCCAGCCACCGTCGTTTCAAATATTGTAGTAGGTAGCGTAGTTACTGGAACAGGGATTCCTGCAAACACTACTGTTGTTTCGGTAAATGTTTCTAACGCAAGTATGGTAATTTCAAATGCTGCCACCGCCTCCGGAACTTCAGTTGCACTTAGCGTCGTCTATTATAGCGGAACCCCAGGAACGACTAAATTTGTTTCTGATGCTGGCGGGTCGAACGATGAAATGCACATCGTAGTTGTTGACGAAGATGGACTTTGGACTGGTGTTGCTGGAACGATTCTTGAAAAATATACTGGAGTTTCTAAAGCGTTTGATGCTAAAGACTTCAACAACATGAGCAATTATTATGTTACCGTTCTAAATCGTGGTTCTTCTTATGTTTGGTTTGGTGGTCTTCATGTTGTCGCTGGTTGGACGAGTGCGGCTTCTAATTCGACCTTTGCTTCCATTGGTGCGGCAACTGCTACTTTTTCTTTAGTGGGTGGAACATCAGTTGCTCCAACCGTGTCCCAAAAGATTGCTGGTTATGGTTTATTTAGCAATCCAGATGAGGTTGATGTTTCTCTAATCATTGGTGCTGGTTTCACGGATTCGAGTTCACAAACACTCGCCAATCAATATATCATTCAAAATATTGCGGCCGTTCGTCGTGACTGTGTTGCATTCGTTTCTCCACCAGGTGAAGCGGTTATCAATAATCCAACCAACGAAATTTCTGCAATCATCAATCATAGAAACCAACTTCCAGGCACTTCTACAATCGGAACTTATGGATTCATGGATTCTGGTTGGAAGATGATGTATGATCGTTATAACGACAAATTCCGTTGGGTTCCATTGTGCGGCGATATGGCTGGATTGTGTGCATATACTGATCTAGTCGCAGACCCATGGTTTGCTCCAGGTGGCTTCAATCGCGGCGGTCTTAAGAACGTAGTAAAATTGGCATATAATCCAAAAACAAAAGCAGAGCGTGATACGCTGGCTCAAATGCAAGTGAACTGTGTTGTAAACTTTGCTGGGTTTGGCCCAGTGCTTTATGACAACCTAACACTGCAACAACAAAAAGATGCATTTGCTGACCTTAACGTCCGTCGGTTGTTTATTACGATGGAGAAGGCTATTTCTACCTATGCGAAGTTCCTATTGTTCGAATTCAACGATGTGTTTACTCGCACTCGTTTCGTGAATCAAGTGTCACCATATTTACGTGACATTCAAGGTCGCCGTGGCATCACTGATTTCAAGGTGATTGCAGATGAAACAGTCAACACTCCAGATGTAATTGAGAATAATCAATTCGTTGGTAAGATTCTTGTTAAGCCAGCAAGAGCAATTCGTGTTATCACTCTAAACTTCGTTGCTGCTGCTCAAGGTGTTAGCTTCGACGAACAAGCCTAAATCAAATGGGGAGGAAACTCCCCATAAATAATTAAAAATATTTGGAGAAATAAAAGATGTCAGCTGCTTCAATTAACGACTTTAAAGCACAGTTCTTAGGCGGTGCAAGACCAAACTTGTACCAAGTGGTTCAACCGTTTCCATTGATTCTTGGTGTTCCTGCCGCAACAGAAAAGCTAAAATTCTTTTGTAAAGGATTTGAACTTCCAGGTGTCAGCACAAACCCTATCGAAGTCCCATATATGGGGCGTCAGTTGAAGGTTGCTGGTGACAGAACGTTCGACGACGTAACGATGACTGTTATTAACGATATGGATTTTTCCATTCGAAATACATTTGAACGTTGGTCAAACATTATCAACGGCCACGAAAAAAATCAAGGTAAGATGAATCCAGCCGATTATCAAGTTGACACGGTAGTGAACCAGCTAGATAGAGATGGAAACATTTTGAAATCTTATA